TTTTTATGATGGTATCACTACAAAAGAAATTGACGAGATTACCCTTCGTGCTATCGTAGACTTAATCGATGTAGAATCAAATCCAGACACTGGTCATACCAATTACCAATATGTAGCAGGCAAACAGCGCCTAAGCATGTTGCGTAAGGATGTATATGGAGACTATCAGCCTCCCCACCTATATGAGATAGTAAAGAAAAACATAGCAGTCGGACTTTATACTCCAGAACTTCTAGATTGGTACACTGAAGAAGATTGGAACAAGATGAACGAGATGCTCGATCACGAAAAAGACGAGCAGTTAATTGAGAAGTACTTAGTACGCAACAGAGCTACTAAGGAAATATACGAAACACCACAGATTAGGTACATGGTTGCGGCTGCTACAGTTTTCCATAAAGAAGAACCTAATAGTGCTCGTATGCGTTACATAAAGGAATATTATAATGCGGCTTCAGACGGTCTATTTACTCTCGCTACTCCTGTTCTTGCTGGGCTTGGAACTCCCACTAAGCAGTTCAGTAGTTGTGTCCTCATTCGCAGTGATGATGACCTTGACTCCATTTTTGCTTCTGGCGAAATGATGGCTAAGTATGCTAGCAAACGAGCTGGCATTGGTCTCGAGATTGGACGCCTACGCCCATTGGGTAGCCCTATTAGGGGTGGTGAAATTATGCATACCGGCATGATCCCTTTCTTGAAAAAGTGGTTTGGTGATTTACGCTCATGTTCACAAGGTGGTATCCGCAATGCGTCAGCTACAGTCTTTTATCCAATTTGGCATCACCAGTTTGATGACCTTATTGTGCTTAAGAACAATCAAGGTACAGAAGAAACTCGTGTCCGACACATGGACTACGGTGTGGTCTTATCCGCTTTCTTCTGGAGACGATTCAAGAACAAAGAAAACATAACTTTCTTTGATCCTAACGAAGTACCAGACTTGTACGAAGCGTTCTATAGCAATACATCATTGTTTGAAGAATTGTATCTTAAGTATGAAAAGCGTTCGGACTTGCGTAAAAAGACTATGAACGCAGAAGATGTATTCAAAGGTGGTATCCTAAAGGAGAGGACTGATACAGGTCGAATCTACTTAGTATTCATTGACAATGTAATGAACCAAGGACCTTTTAACCCAGAATACCACACTATCTATCAGTCAAATCTATGCTGTGAGATCCTACTACCTACGAAACCATTTAAGAGACTCGATGATCCAGAGGGCCGAATTGCTCTTTGCACCCTTGGGTCCATTAACTGGGGTGCCTTCCGCAATCCTGAGGACATGCGCCGTGCTTGCCGTATTTTGCATCGCAGCCTCAATAATATTCTTGACTATCAAGATTTTCTAAGCATCCAAAGCGAAATGTCTAATGCCGAGATTCGCCCACTAGGTATCGGTGTTACTAACCTAGCATACTGGCATGCCAAGCGTGGTATGATGTACGGCGAAAAAGATGCGCTTGCAGAAGTCAAGAGCTGGATGGAACATCAAGCCTACTACTTAACTGAAGCTAGTGTTGAACTTGCTAAAGAGCGTGGTGCGTGTTTAGACAGTCACAAGACACGATACGGCCAAGGAATTTTCCCTTGGGAAACTCGTGCTACTGGTGTTAACGAACTAGCCGATTTTACTCCAGAACTAGATTGGGAACCATTGCGTGAACAAATGAAACAGTATGGAGTTAGAAATGCAACTAATATGGCCATTGCTCCTGTTGAAAGCTCTAGTGTTGTTATCAATAGCACTAATGGCATCGAAATGCCTATGTCGCTTATTTCAACTAAGGAAAGCAAAGCAGGTTCCTTTACACAAGTTGTCCCTGAGTATCATAAACTCAAGAACAAGTATCAATTAATGTGGGAGCAAACTGATTGCCTACCGTACTTAAAAACTAGTGCAGTATTGCAAGCCTATGTAGATCAAAGTATTTCAACAAACACATTCTACAATCCAGCACACTTCCCCGAGCGTAAAGTTCCAACAACTCTAATTGCTAAGAACTTAATGCAAGCTCAGATGTGGGGTATCAAGACATTCTACTACAGTTTGATTAACAAAGCAGGTTCTAAGATGAAAGAAGACTTAGTTACTAGTGTTGCGCAGAACTATGTAGAAGTTGAACTAGACGATGCAGACTGCGAGGCCTGCAAGTTATGACCGAACAGTTGGTGTGGCATCGACATGAGCTACCTATATTTGAAGAACTTTTAAAATACCGCGACGGTTTAGTTGCGGACTACATGAAAGGTTTTTCTACGCTCGAAGATGCTATACTAGCTCAGTCAGAAAATTCTGTAGACCCAAAGCACTATAATGATACGGCAATGTCGCAAGCCGAAGGCATGCTAGTAACTAGGGATCCCAAGACGCTAACTTGGTCTACTAACTTTGAAGCCTGGAAGAGTGTTGGCATTAGAAACATTGTTAAACAACAAGGCAATGTTGTAGTTGACGAGCAAATACCAGCTGATGAATCTGTAAAGTACCCAACAGCAATGCAGTTACTCAGTGACTACAAGGACGAGTTGTTTGGTTTAGTTTATAGCGCAATTGGTCCTTACAGCATACTACAAAGACATGTTGGCCCAGAAAACATCGAAGGCGAATATATTCGTATTCATCTTCCTTTAGTTATTCCAAAAGGCGACATCTTCCTTGAAGTGCAAGGACAAGAAGTTGAATGGACTGACATATTTGGATTTAACAATCAATACTTACATAGTGCTCATAATTACTCTCCTGAGTGGAGACTTATTATGATCATTGACTTATCGAGAAAGGCCTGCGGACTTCCGCCTGGCAGATACTTTTCAGAAGGCGGCCAAGAGAGAGAAAAGCCGTTTGTGAGAGGATGGGTATTTTAATGGACGCATACAATATACATCAAGAAATATTTAAACACTGGCAACAGCTTTCACATAAAGCGGACGCAGGATCAATCAAAAAGACTTGGTCAGAAGTTCCAGTGTATGTTAAAATAGATGGTAAATTACAAGTAGTAGATACTGTTTCCGTCGAGGACGGAAAAATAGTTTTGGATATAAAATGAGCAAACAACAATATAACTTAAACACAAAGACAGACTATCTTCATCGTAAGATGTTTCTGGATCCAGCAGGCCCAGTTACTATTCAACGATTTGAAGAAGTAAAATACAATAAGATTGCAGACTTTGAAAAGACAGCTAGAGGATTCTTTTGGGTTCCTGAAGAAGTATCTCTAACTAAGGATGCACAAGACTTTAAGGATGCATCTGATGCAGTTAAACATATCTTCACTAGTAACTTGCTTCGCCAAACTGCTCTTGACAGTTTGCAAGGCCGCGGCCCAAGTCAAATCTTTACTCCGGTCGTAAGTTTACCTGAACTAGAAGCTCTAGTCTATAACTGGACCTTCTTTGAAACTAATATCCATAGTCGTAGTTACAGCCACATCATCCGTAATATCTATAATGTACCTAAAGATGTGTTTAACACTATCCATGATACTAAGCAGATTGTTGATATGGCTAGTAGCATTGGTAACTACTACGAAAAACTTCACCAGCTTAACTGTAAAGTAGAAGCAGGCATCGAAGTAAGCGAAGATGAACACATTAGAGCAATCTATCTAGCCTTACATGCTAGCTATGCCCTTGAAGCATTCCGCTTTATGGTATCGTTTGCCACAAGTCTAGCAATGGTCGAGAATAAGATCTTCATTGGTAATGGCAACATTATTAGTTTGATCCTGCAAGACGAGCTACTACACAAAGGTTGGACAGCCTATTTGATCAATCAAGTAGTTAAAGAAGATCCTCGCTTTGCTCGCATTGCACAACAATGCCAAGAAGAAGTTTTACAGATCTACCGAGATGTTATTGCAGAAGAAAAAGGTTGGGCAGACTATTTGTTCATGAAAGGACCTGTTATTGGTCTTAACGCTAACATTCTAAAAGACTTTGTTGACTATACAGCAGTAGGCGCACTAAAGGACATTGGTATCAAGTATTGGAACCCTGCTCCTAAGTCAACACCTATTCCTTGGTTTAACAAGCATAGCGACACAAGTAAGAAACAAACAGCATTACAAGAAAACGAGTCAACTAATTATGTCATCGGTGTTATGAGTGACGCAATTAACTATGACGAATTACCATCAATTTAAGGAAACAAAATGAAAGCAGTAGTATGGAGTAAGTACCATTGTCCATTTTGCGACCAGGCTAAAGCCCTGTTAAAGCAAAAAGGAATCGAATTTGAAGAAAAGAAAATCGGCGACGGTTATACAAAAGAGGAACTTCTTGAAGCAGTTCCAAATGCCCGCACAGTTCCTCAAATCTTTATTGACGGAACACTCATTGGCGGATTTACAGAACTTAAACAACATTTACAAGGATAATATATGTTAATTGATAAAGGCGTAACAGTAGGCGAGGTTATTACATTAAAACTAACTTCAGGCGAAGAGATTGTTGCTAAGTTAGATTCAGAAACAGCAACACACTATAAACTATCTCGTCCAATGGTTATTGGCATGGGACAACAAGGTCCGGGATTAATGCCGTACTTGTTTACAGTTAATCCAGAAAAAGTAGTTGGATTGCTTAAATCAACGGTCACAGTTGCAGAAGCTACTGACAAAACATTTGCGGATCAATTTATCCAGTCAACTACTGGTATTAAATTAGTATAATGCCTGGCATAGCAAGAGAAGGTGACCCTACTACAACCGGACACGGTTGCGATACTACTTCTACAGTTGTAGGGCCATCTACGAATGTGTTCGTTAACGGCATTGGTGTAGAGCGAAAAGGCGATCCAGTTGCTCCTCACACTATTCTATCTGGATTGATTTGTGTTCCGCACGAAGCAGTTATTAATGCAGGATCTGGTTCTGTATTTGTTAACGGTAAACCAATTGCTAGGGTTGGTGACTCTACCGATGGCGGTTCAATCCAATCCGGATCTACTGATGTATCCGCCGGCTAACCGTTTCAT